TGCGGAGGGTCTGGCCGTTCTGGACGATGGGGACGAGTTCCGTCCCAGTGATGGGGCCAGCCGCCGGGAGTTGGGTGATGGTTAAGTTCGGCATATCAGGGCTGGATCTCCAGTCCGTCTAGGTTGCCATTGTTCTCCGGCGTCTCGGTGTTGCCTTCCGTAGAAAGCACCGCGCCGCCATAAGGCTCCCCAGCGGACAGATTGTTGGGATCGACGGCCACCGAGACATCCGGCCGAGGAAACCGAATCGTTATCCTTTCGGTTTTCCGGGCGGGCAGGCGGTAGGGGTCGAATTCGTCGGCACAGCCCTCGTTGCAGACCTGCAAACCGGGGAAGTTCGGGTCGCTCCTCATCACCGCGTGCGGGCGCTTCATCTTGCACCGGTCGCACACGGCGATTGCGATGTCTGAGTAGCCTTCGGTGTCGAGGAAACGAGGCATGGCTTACCTCGTGTAGACGCTGATGTTCGGCGCGAAGTAGATCGGCGACTTGTCGCGCTCCTCGACCTCGGCCAAGGTCAGGTATTTCTCGGCCTGACCCTCAAGGTAGGTAATGCGATCCAACGCAACACCCGGCAGTTCGAGGCTCATCTGGTGAGCCAGCATCGACTGCACGGCCAAGAACCAGCGCTGGGGGATCTCCAGTTCGCCGGAGAGCGAGCCGACATCCATAATCTGGCGCGAGTACCAGACCGTCATCTGCACGAAGGTGTCCGAAGGCACCGGCCAGAGGTAGATCTCCGACTCGGGGATCGTGCGATTGAACCAGTACTGGAAGGGCTGATTGGCGGTGAAGTTTTTGTTCGGCAGGTTCGTGTAGTCGTCCCGGTTCAGACGCGCCATCGTGATCTCGGTCGAGTTGTTCCCGAAGTAGAGTTCGCGAAGCGACAGCGTCGAGCCGTTTCTGGCCCGGATCCGGTAGAACTGCACGGTCTGGCCCGGGTCGATGTCGTACCAGAGCCATTCATCGTTGACCCAAGCGGTCACACCCGGGTCGTAGAGCGTTTTCCAAGTGATCCCGTCGGCGGAGTACTCAAATATGCAGTCGATACTCGCAGAAACGCCCGGCAGAACGCCGATTGAGCCGATGTAGACCGGGTTGTTGGTGCCGTAATCGACTGTGATGGTGCCGTTGGCGCTGGTTTGGGTGCAGAGGGTGTCAATGTTCGAGTCAAAAGCGTTTCCAACGATGCCCCCGGCACTCGATGCGTACCCGCCGGTGCTGTTCGGGGTGGGCCTGTTCATTTGGCGGTACAGTGCTTGGAGCACATCGTTGCCGCCCAGAGGCAATTTGTAGATGTACTGGTCGGCCTTCAGGCCGTAGACCTTCTTGTCAATGGCCCAGTACTGAATCCCGATGTTGATCAGGTTCGAGAGCAGAAAAAACAGCGACTCGCGGGCACTCAAAACCTGTTCGGAGGTCAACTCCTCGGCCAATTTCCCGCAGCGACGCGCCCCGTGATCAATCAGGGTCTGGACTTGGATGACGGTCGTACCGACGGTTCCAGAGTAGGCCATGCTTTACCTCACCATCCCGGGCAGTTCCAGCGCTTCATGGAGGCACGGGCGCGACTGCCCTTTTCGCTTTTCTCCGCGATAGACCCCATTCTCGCGCAAAACGAGTCCCGGCGAGCGCCACCTTGGGGCTGCGGGGCCTTCAAATTCGACCCCGTCTCGCGGTTGTACTTGGCCCGCCCCTTGGCCGTAAGGCCAGCGCCGCGCTCTACAGGCATTTTTTCGCCCCGGCCCACACTCAGAGACACTCCGCCCTCTTTCATGCGCTCTGGCAGCCCGCTGTACGCCTTCTTGCCCTTGTTGGACGCGGTGTACTCGGCCGCCACGCTCGGGCTGATGCCGACCTTCTTGGCGAACTTAGGGTTGTTCTCTACGGCCTTCATCAGCCGGAATTGGGATTTAGACTTGGCTGGCATTTTTATGCAATCTGAACCATGGTTGCGATGACTGAAGGAATTGCCGGGTATGCAGGCGACAGGCTTGCGGGCAAATGCTCAAGAGTCACCGTGGTGCTCGATGGAACCCAAAGCATCTCAACATAGTCGTTGGCCGCAAGGTCAAGCAAGAATGTCAGCGATGCCACGCCATAACCAAAAATGCTGGCGCTCTTACGGGCCGGAATGGTGTACTGAGTGGCGGAATTTGCAAGGTCAACGCCGTTGATACGCAACCATACGGTCACATCTTCTTGTGCGTTGTTCGTGTTTTTGAATTGAAAACTGAATTGCAGGCTGTACTTGCCAACACTTGGCACAGTCATCTTGCTGCCATCGACAAGCGTGATGCCATCAGCAATATCAATGGTGTTCATGGTGATCACAGTGCCAGCACTGATACTGCCGGTCTGATCCGTGTTGTCGCTCCACCCGCCATACGAGTTGTCGAAGTTTCGGATGGAGTCGAGTGTTGCCTTGACATTTGCGCCAGACTGAACCAAAGGCAGCAATTCGGCCCCGGTAAGCGTGGCCGCTGTTGGCATCGCGGAAATTTTTTGATCGGCCATTACGATGACTCCAAAATGATTTTGCTGTCGTCTTCTTGCAGCACATAGCCGGGCGAGGACTCGTCAGCGATGTAGAAAGTCGTCACAGGGGTTCCGCCGTACAGGTCAACCACGCCATCACCCCCGACATCGAGGCCGAAATTCGTGCCACCTAAGATGTTCTGCGCCCCTATACCGGACGCAAAACCGTCTGTGGTGTTTGCCTGATCGGCTACCTCGCCGTACCCGACCTTGCCCATCAGATGCCCGCCTGAATCAACTCCAGCGTAGCAGTGCCGGTGCCGGAATTCACCAGCAACTTGATACCGCTCACCGGGAATGCATAGTTGCCATCAGCATTGACAGTCTGGGCCGCCACCACCGGGTGGGAGAACCATGTCGTAAATCCCACGGCGGGGTCGTCAAAGGTGTGCTGCACGGTGTAATTCACAGTGCCAGTCACAGCAACACCAAAGCCCACATTGAAGGGGCTGATGTTTGTATTCATGACCAAAGCAGAACTGGAGCCAGTGCCGGTCTTAGAAACGGTTTGGACTTTCATCTCTTTCCTTCAAAGAAAGCGGGGGCCGAAGCCCCCACCTTGTTTCAGCACACTCGTCCGCCGCGCTTCTTGGCAGGTGTCACAGTGACAGACTCCTTGGTCTTGGTGACGCTGCCTTCTGGCACTTTGGGAGAGAACAAGCCCTTAATCCCCTGCATGACGCGCTTTGGAGCGCCGAGGATCGCATTACGCATCCCCTCGTTCTCTTCGCGCTGAGACTTCTCCCAGTTCTCATACGCCCGCTGGTTGCGGTTCGTCTTCAACTGGTCTTCAACCTCAGCAGGGATGCCACCCTCCTTCATCTTCTTGCCGTACTTGCTGTACACCTCGTTGGAGTACGCCTTGGCCTGTTTCATGGCCGTGGCGTTCTCCTTCGTGAATGCCTTCTGCAAGCGGCCTTCAGCGGCAGTTACCTTGCCGCCTTTCTTGAAGGTGCCGGAGAGTTCGGTGATGGACACCGGGGCAGTGGGCTTTTTGCGGCCTTGGGGCATCGCGACGGGGGCACCGCTATCAACAACTCCCCCCGCCGCGTAGGCTTTTTTTGCTGCGCCGCCTTTTTTGTAGCCGCCAGCATTTGCCTTCGCAACGCCACCAGTAGCGTAGCCACCATCGTTGCCCATCTTCACCTCGCCGGTTTTGGCCGGAGAGTGATCGGGCTTTGCGGTGTGCATCTTGGTGTTGCGGTACTCACCACCTTGGTTCTCGGTGTTGATGATGCCGCTCTTAGGCAAGCCGCCCTCAGCCATCTTGACCGAGCCGCCTTTTTTGTAGCCGCCCTGACCCATGACCACACCACCGGTCTTCAAGCCCTTGTGGGCCTTGGACGCGGGCTTGTCGGCGTGTTCTTTCAACGCCTTGGAGGTCTTGGCCATCTTGGCCATTTCAGCCTTGTGCATGGACTTGGTCTCGCCGCCCTCTTTCATCACTTGAGCGGCCATGCCAACGGGGGCCGCGGGGGCGGCACCA